ATATTGCCAGATGGAATGATCAATTCATTCAGTTCGATGATTACGATCATGGAGCAATTGACGAGACACTAAGATGGGTAATTGTTAAAGACTCAGGCGCTTCTGTTGCTGTCGTGGCAGATGCAAGATCTGGTGAAGTTAATCTTACTTCAGCAAACACTACAGATAATGATGGTGCTTCAATTCAAGGACACGAAGAGTATTTTTCTCTTCCTTCAACAGCGGGCGACAAGTTGTATTATGAAACAAGAGTTAAAACATCTGATGTCGATCAGGTTGATCTTCTTGTTGGATTAACAGAAACATTTGCAACTAACCCTGAAGCTGCTTTACTTTCTGCTAATATCATTGGTTTCTTATTAACTGATGGTAGTGCGGTTGTTGCAGGTATTACTGAAGCAACTGGTACACGAAATACTGTTACTTTAGATACATCTTTATCAACTCTAACTAATGATACTTATGTAACTTTAGGTTTTGTTGCAACAAAAGGTGCTACTTCTTCTGATGATAAAGTTGATTTTTATATCAATAGAAAATTTGCAGGAACAAGTAAAACTAATGTTCCAACAGCAAACATGAAAATCATGGCGATGAGTGTATCAGGTGATGCTACAGGTCAGAAGGTAACAACCTTAGATTACATGATGGGTGCTCAAGATAGAGATGTAACATACGCTGACGGACCTGCGTAAGGAGTAAATTATGTCAGTAACAAGCATTAAATCAAAACTGTTTAAGGCTGTTTCTGCTAGTACCACAGCTATTGCAGCACTTCAAACTTTAGGCGGAGCTGGGAACATGACACTAACAGGAACATCTGTTAGTGACGGTTCTAATATGGATACCACCGTGACTCTTACTTCAGGTGGTAACATCTCAGGAACAAACTTTACTATAACTGGCACCGATGCTAGTGGAGCAACTGTAAACCAAACTATTGCTGGTCCTAATGCGGGAACTGTGACTACTACTCAAAAGTTTTTGACAGTAACACAGATTGCAACGAGTGGTGCAGTTGGAACAAATACTTCTGCAGGTTTTACCGCTACCACAGGTACGCAAGGTATTGTGTTTGCAGGTGCCACTAGAGTTAGAGGGTTGCATGGAGTCAGTAGTTCAACTGCTGGAGCTTTAATAATTAGAGACGGTTCACAAACTGGATCGAAATTATTAGAGATTGATACTCCTGCGGCTGCTGGTCAAGTTGATCCTTACATCCCTGATGAAGGTATCCTCTTTAGAAACGGTGCATATATCGACATTAGTGCTGGTTATGACAGTGCTACGATTTTTTTTGATGGGTAATGGCAGATAAGCAACCACCAAAAACTAAAAAATATTTCCGTCCCACTAAAAGTGGGGCGGGAATGACTAAGGCAGGAGTCGCTAAATATAGAAGAGACAACCCTGGTTCTAAATTAAAAACTGCTGTTACAGGAAAAGTAAAACCTGGTTCTAAAGCAGCAAAGAGAAGAAAGTCGTTCTGTGCTAGAAGTGCAGGACAAATGAAAAAATTTCCAAAGGCAGCAAAAGATCCTAACTCAAGATTAAGACAAGCAAGAAAGAGATGGAGGTGCTAAATGAAGCTTTCAGAAAATACATCAATCTCAATGCCTATGAGAAACCTTATCAGTATATTGGGAGCCACGGCAGTAGGTGTCTGGGCTTACTTTGGAGTGATTGAACGACTTAATAACATAGAAACAAGAGCAACTTTATTTGAGGCAGATTTAGTCAAAAACGCAGACCAAACTCCTATAGATCAAGAACAGTTTATGCTATTAGAATTTGTATCAGAACAAGTAGAAGGTATGTCAGAAGATTTAGAAAACATGGCACATAACAAAGTAAACATTATGCGATTACAAGCTGATATGGAAAAAGCATTAGAAGATATAGAAGAATTAAAAGACAAGGTAAGAGCAAATGGTAACTAAAGTAATTATAGCTTTAATTTTATTTTCAGGTGGAACAATGATTGAACACACAGTCACTGATGGTGTTAAAGATTGCCTTGAAAAGAAAAGAATTATTGAACGCAATATGCAATCAGATACCGCAAGAGTATCTTGTGCAAAGGTAGAGGCACAAATAGAAACTATTGAGGGTGTAGAGTTTATTAGGTCTATGAGTAAGGTGAATTGATGGGAAATTGGTTTCTTTATTTACTAAGCTGTCTCATATTAACTTTAACGATAATTATTGCAGGCACAGAAAATTTTTACGCTGAGACCAATACCGTGTCGTCAACTGTAGTTAATAATACGCCACCAACAGCAAATGCACCAGTCCTGCCCAATTCCAACAATGAAATTTGTAAAGTTGGTATCGGCGGAGCAGTGCAGAATAATGTGTTAGGTGTTGCTACAGGAATTTTGGTAGACGACGAGCTGTGTCAGCTTTTAAAATTATCTAAAACTCAATTCGCTTTTGGCATGAAAGTGTCGGCTGTTTCTTTACTTTGTCAAGACCCACGTGTCTGGACGAGTATGGCTGATGCCGGGACCCCGTGCCCTGTAAACGGGCTTATTGGTGTCGAGGCCGCTGCTTACTGGCAAGAACATCCTCACCTAATTCCCGAGGGTAGTAGATACCGAGAAGATTATATCGCTGCAAATAAACCAGAACCAAAGGAGTTTAGTGATGCACAAAATGCTGCTCTGTTTAAAACTTTGTTTATTATTTCTACTGGCTTCTGGTTATTCTAAAGCAGACTGCTTACCTGATGTGCTAGGACTTTGCACACCAGGGGTCACTATCACGGAAGAGACAGAGATAGATGTTACTGAAGAAGACTTAGGGACAGAGATTGTTACGACAACAACAACTACCGTAACCACCACTACAACCACAGTCACAAATGAAGATTCAGGGGATATTCTTGATGGTGATAATGGATATGTAG